CAAAGAACATAATGATTATGGTAATGGTGGTGGATTAAAATTTTATTTGCAACACATAGTAGATTTGGTACGAGATACTAATTCTGAGAGTCTATTAGATTTTGGTTGTGGTAAAGCAGAAGGTTACTTAGAATATAATCATCACGAACATTGGGGCGATATAATGCCTGCTCTCTATGATCCAGCTATTTCAGAATATGAGAATTTACCAGAAGGTACTTTTGATGGGGTAATATCATTTGATGTGTTAGAACACATACCCAAAGAACAAATACCAGAAACTTTCGATATGATATTTTCTAAAGCAAATAAGTTCGTGTTTCTTGGTATTGCAACTGCTCCAGCCGATGCTATTCTTCCTAACGGTGAAAATGCACATTGTACTGTAGAACCTATTGGTTGGTGGGAAACTATGGTAGAGAAATATGCTCCAAAAAGAGTATACACACATATAAAGACTTCTGGTAACTGTAATAGTTATTCTATTCTAAATGAGGAGTTATATATGGACTTTTTCCTAAATAATTTAAAAATAAATGAAAAAACTACTTGACATTGATAACGAATCATGTTAGCATGTATATATGATGAAAAATAGAGAGGTTTATTCTTATGGCTAAAGTTAAAAATATGATGATGGATATTGAAGAATTTGTTTATGATTTTGTAGACGAATACGGAAATATAATTGATAAAACTAACACTTGGGAAACTATCAAAACTACTGCGTATGAAAAGTTTCCAGCGTTTGACAATTGGATTGATGAACTAATTTTGTATGCTAAAATACAAAATGGGGATTATATTTTATGATAGAAACTACAGCCGCAATGTTTATCACCTTTGGTGCTTCTATTGTAACTTATTTTTGGGGACGTTCACAGATATCAATAAAAAATATTGATGAAATAACTGAAAATACGTTAACAGTATTAGAAAAAGGTGGTTATATCAAAACTAAAGAAATTAATGGGGAAAAAGAAATTGTTAAGATCAGCGATTAAACTAGTATATTTGGGTTTTTTAATATACTTACTTGCTACCCTAGTATTATTGACTATACTTTTCTTTAATACACCAACCTTAATAAATTGTTTTTAAAGGAAATAAGATTTGAGAAAAGATAGAGAAAAAAGTGGAATGTCCGTACAGGTCAGAAATAATGATATAAACGGAGCAATGCGTGTGTTAAAGAAACGTATGCAAACTGAAGGAGTTTTTAATGAACTTCGAGAACGTGGAGCATATCAATCTAAAAGTGAAAAACGTAGACTTGCAGACGCAGCTGGCAGACGTAGATGGTTGAAGAAAGTAGATAAATTGAAAGAAGAAGGACGTTGGAATGACTAAGAAACGAATAGTTGCAAAGACCACAGTTAATGATGGGTGGGTACAACCTAAAGTTCGTAAGAAACGTAAACCCATGACAGAAGAACAGCGTGCAGCTGCATCTGAACGTCTTGCGATTGCAAGAGCTGCAAAGGCTCCAGCAAAGAATCTTAATATTTGTTCAGAGGTATTAAACTTACCAGATGAACACACACTTTCTGCCAAGAAAGTAAGAGCTTGGATTAAAACACAAAAAGAACTAATCAGTTCATATCGACAAGAAGTTCGTAGAGATGTAAAAGGTTCAATAGCTAGACTTGCAAATAGTGAAGGTTATGTTCGACACTTACAACACTATCTAAAATGGGGTGATTACTGTGATGATTTTTATGGTGAACACCAAGAGAAGAGGGTTCAATGGCAGACGATACGACCATCAGCAACGACAGTAACGTAGTCAAAGGCCCGTGGAAACGAGCAAAAAGAGTAGAACCATCAGAGACAGATATAATGTATGAAAACATTGAGTGGTCAGAAGAAGTGACCGAATCTGTTATGGTGCCGTTAATACACAATCTTGCAGAAAATGGTGTAGATATTAAAACTGGCCAGTTTATAGGAGAAATTGGTTTTGTCAATGAAACTATTAAATCCATTTTATATAGAACTATGGGTTACAAACATGATATGACAGATTTAATCCGATTGACAATGAAAACAAATCCTGTTGGCGAAGACCCATGGCCACCTACATTTGACCATGAACTAGTTAATGAGATAGTTAGCAAAAATAATAATGATGATTCAAAGGATGAACCAAAGTGATAATTATTGATATGAACCAAATCACATTAGCAAGTCTAATGATGCATTTACATATGACCAAATCAAAAGAACCAGATGAGAGTATGGTAAGACATATGATACTTAATTCTGTTCGTATGTACAGAAATATGTTTGGTGAAAAATATGGTGAGGTTGTTCTAACTTATGACTCTAAACATTATTGGAGAAGAGACTTCTTTCCACAATATAAAGCTGGACGTAAGAAGGGTAGAGAAAATGATGACAAAGATTGGGATGCTATATTTGAAGTTTTAAATAAAATTAAATCAGAGTTCAAAGATAATCTACCATACAAATATCTTGAAGTATATGGTGCAGAAGCAGATGATATTATTGCAGTTCTTTGTAAAAAATACCAGAATGAGAAGATTATGATTGTGTCTGGAGATAAAGACTTTATTCAGTTACAGAAATACCATAATGTCGGTCAGTATAGTCCTATCACCAAAAAGTACATAGATGGACATAATCCAACTACCTATATAAAAGAACACATACTAAAAGGTGATACGAGTGATGGCGTACCAAATGTGCTATCACCAGATCATACTTTTACAGAGGGATTGAGACAAAGACCTCTGAGTAGAAAGAAGATTGACACTTGGTTAGATATTGACATGGAAGATATGACTGATGAAGTCAAAAGAAATTATCAAAGAAATGAAAAACTTATCAACTTGGATATGATACCAAATGAGCTTGAAGAAGAGATTCTTGTAGAGTTTGATGGAGCTCCATGTGGTGATCGTAGTAAACTACTAAATTATTTTATACAAACTAGACTGAAGAGTCTTACTGAAACAATTGGAGAATTTTAAATGCCAGAACAAAACTACACTATGCTTTTCCCAGAAATACTGGATAGAGTATCTAAAGCAAAAACTAAAGAAGAAAAGGTTACGATACTAAGAGAGAACAATACTGATTCACTTCGTATAGTTCTTAAATCATCCTTTGATCCAAAAATTGAATGGGTATTCCCAGAAGGCACAGTTCCATATACACCGAATGATGTACCAGCTGGAACACAGCATACAATGCTTGCATCTGAAGCAAAGAAACTGTGGCACTACATTAAAGGTGCAGATAATAAAACTCAACAACATCAAAAAGAACTTATGTTCTTTCAGTTGTTAGAGGGGTTACATTCATCTGAAGCAGAACTTATATGTCGTGCAAAGGATAAAAAACTTCATCAAATATATAAAGGACTATCTTCAAATGTGGTTAGAGAAGCATTTGGTTGGGATGAAAACTTTGTAGTTCCAAAACCAGATGAATATCCACAAGCTCCTGGCTTAGCATCTGGTGCAGATAGATAAAATTAGCTCTTGACTCTGTTAACGAATCATGTTATAGTATATACATAAGATGAGTTAACAGAGAAAGAGAAAATTATGTCAACAAGAATTATGAAGAAGTTTGAAAATGTATCTGCTGGTATTGAGAATATGCTTGCAGCTGCAATACATCATTACAATCAATCTAACTTTAATGAGAAGATGAAAGAAGAGTTTGCAAATAGTTTTATGACTAAACAAGGACAGAAATATATTAAGATAGGTACAAAATCTAGGTATTCTGATAAAATGGGTTCTGTTTGGGGATTTGTTGTAAACACTGATGATGACGTAAAGTTCAAAAAAGGTGATGTGTTAAAACCAGCTGGTTTCAATGCTCCTGCTAGAAATGCTGCTCGTGGAAATGTTTTAGAAGGTGGATTCAGTATCAACTGGACTGGCCCACAATATTTGATATAAGGAAGATTGATTATGTATAAAGAGATTTTGAAAAATATGATGGAACATAAGTTAGAAACATTTGTTGAATTTATGTTTGTAGTAGCCATGTTTGGTGCTGGTTGGGTTTTTCTGGTGGTAACACATTAAAGTTAGATTCGGTTAGCACCTCTCTCTCATCATCATAACGCTAACCGAATCATACTATCTCAATGGATATATTATGATGAACGTGAAAACATTGAGATACAAAAGGGGGGTTGACAAGGCCCCCCTTTTTCTGTTATAATAGGTGTATAATGAATTATGTAGAAGTCATTGGTGGAACTAAAAAACAACGTATTCTTTCAGAAGATGTTGCTTTTTGGTGTATTGAAAAAATGATGCCAAGAATGAAAACACTTGAAATTGAAATTCAATTAAGTAAACTGGAAGATGGCCGATATGGTTCTTGTATGGAAGAAGACCGCAATCGTGTGTTTCATCTTGAGATAGCTAAAAACTGTGACAGGGATGAATTTATTACAAGCATATGCCATGAGATGATTCATGTGAAACAATATGCTCGTAATGAGTTTAGTATAAGAACTGGAAGTGGTGGTGAGAATTATTGGGACTTGCCTTATGAAATTGAAGCATACGAATTGCAAGATACTTTATTAAAAGAATACAAGGGTGAGATATGAGAATAATTAACATAATAATTATTGCAACTTGTCTTGCATTTTTGTCAGGCATTATAGGATCAATAGCAAAAGCAGAAGAAAGTCCTTCTATGTGTCTTGCAAAAAATATATATTTTGAAGCAAAGAACCAAGGAACTGCTGGTTGGGCTGCAGTTGCATCTGTTACATTGAATAGAGTGAATGATACCAGATATCCAAATTCTATATGTGAAGTGGTCTATCAAGGCCCAG